GTTCCAGTAAGCCCTCCACGCATTGTTGGGTCGTTTAGGTATTTCCAGTCAGACTTGTAGAAGTCATATCCTCTACGGAATCCTGTAAATCCTAAGTTAAGAGCCATCTCTTGGTCATTATCAAATAGACCATAAGAAGTACCATTAGCTCCACCACCTTGAGCAGAACCGTTAAGCTCAGCTAACATATCATCAATGTCAAATCCAAACTGACGGTTTAAGAAAAGTACGTTTTCTTCAATCGCCCCTTGCTTATCTAAACGAGAAATGATAGTATCAAAATCCGCTAGAGCTGTTGGGTTTCCACCTGCCCATACGTTTCCTCTGTTTTCCACTACATGGAATACACCTTCAGAACCTTTGTTTCCTACATCTCCACCTGCTGCAATTGCTCCAGAACCTGCTTCAGCTGGTACTGCTTCAATCATTGCTGTTTCTAAATAGTCATCAAAACGTAATCTTGTTTCATGCTCTGACTTCAAATACCATAAGTATCCTGAAGCTCCATTCTCTGAAGTTACTTCAATCCATCCGATTTGAGCCATATCTGAACCAGATACTGCGTACTTATCTTTGATGATAATTGGAGAGTTATCGAAGATTTCATCTTCAGCCTCTAAAGAACCTTGCATTCCATTGCTTCCTTTTTTAAATTCAGAACCATAGATAAAGATAGTTGCATCAGCATTTCCTGCTCCTGTACCACCTGTAAATCCTTGAGCATTGTAAAAAGCAATTGTAACTTGGTTAGCGTTTAAGCCACCTGCTACACCTACTGCAGTAACAATACCTTTAAATTCTCCTGTTCCGTCATTTTTAGAAACTACAACAGTTTGACCTACACGAATTGCAATTGTTCCAGCAGTTAAGCCTGTTGCAGCTCGGTCTGGTACTAACGCATCGTTAATATCAAATGTTACATTGTCTCCAGCAACTACCGCTGCTGTACCACACTGTGCATATTTAGTGTGTAATCTACCTTGCTCTGCCCACTTTACTAAGTCAGAGTTACTTGGTAACTCTGCTCCTACTAAACGTAAGAAAGAAGAGATAGTTCTATTACCATAACGCTCAAATTCTTTCTCGTACGTATCTGGTAAGTACTGATTCAAAAAGTTGAAATCAGTAATGTAATTAGTAGCCAACGGCACTTGTTGTGGTGCTGGCTGTAATTGAAATCCTGGACCTACTGGGTTAGTATTTGGTCCTAATAATTGTCCTGCCATTTTTAATTTTTTAAAATGTTAATTTTTATTTTTTATACTTCTAATTTTTAAACCTTTTCCAGTACTTGGGTTCATTGCACGAAACTGAGTTCCTCCTTTTGAAGTAACTTCAGGAGCAGAACGTGTGGACATATTGACATTCTTTATTTTTCTTGTCACGTCCTCTGTTGCTGCTGCCATTCCTTGTTCGTAAAAAAACCTTGCGAACTTATCAGGGTTCATTGCTGCTGATAATGCTTTGTGATATTCAGCTGCGTTTTTAACTAATCCACTATCATCCAAATGTCTATCAATAAAATTCTTGATACTCGATTGAGTGTTTTTAATTTCTTCCGCAGTTCCTCCAGGATTATACAATAAGTTAGCTTCATCAATACTGACCTTAAAACCTTTAAAATCTTGATTTAAAACCTTGTCTGTTTCTTGTAAAAAAAACTCAGACCTTCTTTGAGTTTCCTCTTCCTGATTTTTTGCATTATCAACGTATTGTTTATAAGCCTTATATTCTTCACTATCATTAGAAATACCTGCACTACTTGACTCAAGTGGCTGGTGATACATTTCTTTCTGTTCGTTAAAGAACTTCTTGGCTTTTACAATTGCCTTCTTTCTTTTTAACTTAGCTCTTTTTACATCTGTCTCATCATCTATATCCTCATCAAATAAATAATCTTCCATTAATAATTCAACATCTTCTTTATCAATGCCTTCTTCTGTTGCTAAAAGATACTCAGTTAAAATCTGGTCTCCATCTAGAGAATCAAAATCTCTGTTTAACTTAACATAGTCTTCAATACTCCTACCAGTTTTCTTTTTATATTCAAAATAAGCTGACACATCTTCAGGTAATTCTTCGTTGTTTTGTTTTTCATCAAATAATTGACCTACTGATGATATGTCTTTATCATATCTATTCTTAATAAAATTAAGAACGTCTTCTTCTTTTAATTCATCACTTTTAGTTTCATCTTGTGACGTACTGTTATCTACAACTTCTTGTTGCGATTCTTTTTCGTGTTGTTGTTCTGCGTTTTCTAGTAGAGCTTCCTCTACTTCTATTGCTGATTTTTCTTCAATAACACCTACTTCTTTTACTTTTATTTCCATTAGATTAAATTTTAGTACAAATATAGTACATTAAACAATATAAATTATTTAGTTTACCTTGGGTCAAATTCAGCTAAATCAAAGCCATCCAAGCTATCTTCATTAGACTCAAATGTTTGAGGAGGTAAATTATTTTTTCGTTGATTTATAAGCTTAGATTGTTCAGAGTTCTGTTGACTTATTCGAGATGATTTTGCGTCTTCTCTACTTACCTCTCTATTAGCTAAAGCTTGTTCTGAAATATCTCTTAATTGTTGATTATACTCAAACTCTTGAGCCATTAATTGACTTTTTAGCTGAGCTTCATTCTTCATCTTCTCTATTTCAAAAGCAATTTCAGCTTGTTTAATCTGCATCTTAGCATTCATCTCCGCTTGAGATTTTTGCATAGCTGCTTGAGCTGCCATCTGTTGAGATTTTAATTGCTGCTGAGCTAACATTTGCTGCTTCATCATCTCATTTTTTTCATCACGCTCTTGCTTTTGTTTACGCTTAACTTTTAATAATTGATTAGCTAATTTTATATTTTTTAATTCCCTTATATCAATTGCATCCTCAAGATTAATATCACTCTTAGATAAAGCAGTTTGAATGTTTTGTTCAAGCTGAGCTTTTTCCTCTTCATCTGGAGACACCTCAATAAAAACTCCGAAATCATAAATGTATAAATCAGATATATCACCTAGAATAGACACATTATATTTTCCTATCTGGCTTATAAAATCTTCTTTAAAATCTGCATATTCCAAAATGTCAGCCACCCTGTATGTTAATGCTTCGGCTAATGTTCTATAAACATATAAACTACCTTGTAATATATGACGTGTAGCTGTATTAGAATTAAGTGCTGCTAACTTCTGTAATCCTACTAAAGAATTAGGGTCTGGTGTTGAACCATCTCTAGCTTCATTTAAACCTGTTACAGTTCTAATCATGTTAAGATAATGATTGTAGTTTGTAATTAGCATTTGTGTTTTACTAGCACCACTATTAGATGTAAGCTGTTGAATAGGAACTCTAGCCTGGTTAAAATCTCCGTCTTGTGTATAGCTTCTACCTATAACACTACCTGTCTGAAAGTAAAGCCTTAAAGCATCTTCAGGATTATAAGCCTGACCTGTCCCTAAATCTACTTCATTTAATCCATCGGCATCAATAAACACTCCATCAGGTACAACTCTAGCTATAACCTGTTGTAATTTTAAATGAGTAATTTGTATTAAATCTGCAAAAGGTATCATCCTCCTAACTAAAGATTCAATAACTCCTTTATACATTCTTGGAGCTACCGCTACATAATTAGGTAGAGCATGCTGAGAAGAAGACTTAGGTCTAACCATATTCTCTGCAAGTTCCCATTTTAATAATATATCCGTTCCCATAACCATAATACCTTCGTACCATACATCAATAGTTTTAGAAACTTTTTCAAACTTTCCATCTTCCATCATTTCTGGTGGAGGATTAAATTGGTCGTCTTTTTCTATCATTTTAACAGCACCGTTCTCTGATATTCTTTTCTTATATACCATCTTCTTAGTGGTCTTATAATTAAAATACATCAATGTTACAGTGTCTCTATAGAATATATCATTTTGATAATACTGTGCTACATTATAATAATCATACCAGCTCTGACTGTATTTAGATATTTTTTCTAAATCATCATTAGTAAGCTTAGGGTCTATCTTAAGTAATTCTGTTATAGGAACATTTTTGATTTCCCCCCAATAAAAACAATCTTTAAAATGAGGGTCTTCAGTATAGCTATATACTACATTAGCAGGGTCAACATATTTAACTTCTACACCAGAACCTGGCAAGAACTCATGCTTTGCAACTCCTATTCCTAATACTGTTAAATCATAATCAACTCGCTTACGAATATCCTGATAATGATTTTCAGAAAACATAGTATCTATAGCTTCTTCTTCTGCAATTTCAATAGCAGGTTTATAGTTAAGCTGCATATATAAAGTAAGCTCCTCATCATTCTCAGGTAAAGAATCAGGGTCCATTGTAAAAGGGTCTGCTCCTGTCATCTCCTTAATATCTAATAAGATATCTTTAGCAGCCATTTGACCTTCAATCATATCCTGATACTTACTTCTTTTTCCTTGAGATAGAGCATCTTGAGCGTATGCCTTAACCTTAAATAATCGGTCTGACATTCCGTTAACTACTATATCTACAAATTTTGGAAGTATAGGGACTGGAGTCCAGTCTAAGTTGAGGTAAGATAAATCTCCATCAACTGCTAATTCATTTTTATATTTTGCAACAGATTGCTCACCTCTTGCATATAAGCGTAGTTTATGAAAGTCTCTCCATTGAGAATAATAACGACAACCGTTACCATCTTTTTTAAACCACTCATACTGTATCGCTTGCCCTATTTGTAAGCCAAACTCATCAGTGGCTTTTTCTGCATCTGACACAAATTGACTAGGAAAACCTACAGATGAAATTTTTACTTTTACTTCTTTCATCTATCTTATAATATCGCTTGTTAATCCCTTGTTGGTATACCTTGCAAAGTTAATGGAAATTTTTGAGCTTTTTGTTTCAGGTGTGTAAAGATGCTTTTGACAAGCCATTATAGCTAATCCACTACTAATAGAGGCATCGAACCTGGTTCTATTGTTTATATCAAACTTAGCCCAATCTTCTAAAGTTCTGGTAAAGGGCATAGTACCCATTAGGTCAGAATCTCTAAATGTATTTTCCATATCTAATCCTATATGCTTTTCTATAAAAGACTCTATTGCTGCAGCGTGAGCTTGCTTTACATCTTCACTAGAGTTAGGTATACCTCCTAATTCTTTTTCTGTTCTAGATAATTTATTATATGTTTTGTCAGGTCTGTTTAAACTAAATCCTCTATACCCTCTATTCTTAAAATGATATAATAGTCTAGGTTTGTTATTCTCTACTAGTATAGGCATTCCATAAAACACACAAGCCATTAATACTTCTTCAAAAAATATCTCTGCTGTTTGAGGTCTAGCAACATATTCTAAAAAAAACTCATTGCTAGGTGCATCATCCATATTAAACTTAGTAAGCCCATGCAAAGCTCCGTTAGAACCTCCTCCACCTACAACTCCTGATATGTCATAACTGTCACATCCAAAAGCCCCTAAGTGTTCGTTCCCTGGAAGATTTTTACCGTTTCGTTTTATTACTCTATTCTGTAGATTTTTATTAGGTGTCCATGAAACTCTAAATCTACCCCTATTATTAGGTGTCCATACTACAGAAGAATCTTTAATGCCATCCTTCCAAGAAAAAGAACCTTGAGTAATATGATGCTCTGTTATTGTAGAATCATTGTAATCAATCTGCTGATATATTTTTGTTAAATTAAATAATGACTGCTTACTCTCATCTCTAAACGCATGAGATTCTGTTCGAGGAAACTGACGATAAAATTCATTTAAAGCATCTGGGTCATTCTTTAAACTGTCCACTTCTGCCTCCCAATAATCAATAGCACCATTATCTATTATCTCTCCATCTACTCCTATTGTTTTTGTTTCAGGTTTCCTAAACACTGGCATTCCATATCTATCTATAAAACCTTCCATATTCCATTCCATAGGAATAAATAAATTATATAATCCACTTTTAGTTTGACCATTAGAATTTCTACTGGTTGCGTCTGAATCTTCGTAAAGTTTTTTAAAGTTACCACCACCCTTACTCAAGGCATTAGAGGTAGAGCCCATCATGCATTTACCTATAATTCTACTACCTAAACGTAAACACGTTTTTGTAACCCTCCAGTTATTAAGTATATTGTTAGGCTTTATCCATTTTCCACTTTCATCATGTACTAGTAGTAAAAGTTTTTCACCATCGTAAGAGTTATCATCTGTATTCTTCCAGTCAATTGTTGTGTCTAACCCAAGCAACTCTTCTTTGTCTGAATCATACATATTCTTTTTTGTTATCTTAGATGCAGGTATCCTAAAAGCAAGTTCTGTTTTAGGTTTATCCATACCGTCCTGTATAGGTTTAAAAAAGAAAGGTAATCTATTAGCTATAGGAACTACTTTATCTGTGAACATCTTCTTTGAATCCGAACCTGTTTTAGATAATATCCCAACTCTTGAATCTTTTGCAAGAGTACCTGTATTAACACATTCTGAAGACCCCATGTAAGAAAATCCTGACCGTCTTATTTTTAAGTATGTCATTCCAAAGCTCCTACTATCTGCCTTGCATGCTTCCCAGAATATATAAAATATTCTATTAGCTTCCCTGTAATCAGGATACCCAACATCAATACTAGTCCATTGAAGATACATATAATGAGCACCAGTTATATACGTTGGCAGTCCATTATTCATAAACCAATGACCTATCTCTCTGCTATCAAACTCATTCTCAATATAATCTACCCAATTGTTTTTAAATTCAGATGGCATTTCGTTCCATTGAAATATAGATTGAATTTTACTTAGCTGTTTAGGAATATCTATTCTCTCCCAGTATTGTTCTGTCTTAGATTTAGACCTACTGTGTATTTGTTTAAGCTGCTTCGGTAAGCCAACTATAACGCCTTGTATGTTTAGTATATCTCCAAGCTCTCCAGTTTTTGATATACATATAAAATCATATTTTTTATTGTAGCCGTAAGTCCAGCTCTTATTCCTGTTCTTATTAGTAAGGACAGCTTTAGGAATATAGTCTTCTAATATTTTATATAAATCTTTATTTTGACCTTCGTTCTGCAAATCCTTGTTTTGTATCTACTTTTTTATTTGTACCAGATAAATCGAGAGCTTCTCGTTCTGCTTCTATTCTACTTAATATTTCAAATGCATCGAATATAGCCAGCTTCTTTGTTGCTGCAGCATTCTTTAATCTGTCTGCAGACAAGTCGTCTTCAGGGTCATGCTTAATAATCGCTTCTTTTGCAACTTTAATTAGTTGTTCTACCGCTCTGTGCCCTGCTTCTATTATCTTTAACTTTATTTCTTTTGATTTCATCTTTAATTCTTTTAACTTTCTTCAAAGGAATATTATCAAATTCATCATCATCCATCCAATCCCACTCTCTACTCATAATATCATTGTAATTTGGTGGTCATACATTCTATAAAGTTTATCTCCATCGACTTCAAACTCATATTCACTGTCAGGTTTAAAGGATACAATATCTCCTTTCGAAACACCTTGACTAATTAATTTAGTGTTTGGATAAATCATTTTGCCAACCAGAGGTTCTTCTTTTGTGTTCTTAAATATAATAGCTTCTTTTGTTTTTATTGGTTTAACATAACAATACCTGTCATGAGCATACCAATCATCTCCCTTCTTAAACATAAAGAACTGGTCTGAATCAACTAGAAATAAGTTATCTTTTAAAAAACTTCTCCCACTTCTACGTCTTCCTTTTATATCGTTGTAAAATTTAAAAACATTATGGTGAACTAGAAGGGTGTCTCCTATTTCTATAGGACCACAGTAATTTACAGGTAATGATTTTACCTCTGCATATCTATTAGAGTATGTAGCATCCTCTTCAGAGGAGCTTACTAGAAAGTCTATACCTCCAATATTTTTAGTATTAGCGTATCGCTTATTATCTTTTGGGGTAACTATAAAGTCTGTTGGCGATTTCAAAAATTTATATTATATTCAATGGATACAGGCATGGATGAGCTAAACTCCTTCCAAAGAATTACAACATCATTGTCCTCTATGTATATTTTATAGGAATTTAATTCAGAATCAAATTTGATTAAATGAATCTTATGACTTCCGCTAAGCACGTCTTGTCCTACTATGTAATGCATAGCCCCTGACTTATAATCAGGACCGACAGATATTTTTCTTATATCCATTATTTATTTAATTTAATTATACATTAAAGCCCATTTCTTGTAATGAGGCTTCTATTTGGTCGTACCAAAATTGACGTATAGCTGCACTTCCATTTGGAACAGTTAACTCGTCACTCCATCTCATTAATTTAGGAGTACTTGTTGTGTAATCATCTAACATTGTTACATTACTATAAGCAGTAGCAGGTATAGTAGCAGGATAACTTTGTTCTCCTGCAGGATAACTAGTACTAACTGGAGGATTGCTAATATTCGCTGCAGGAACTAAAGAATTAGGTCCAAGTAAATCAATAAGAGGTGCGCCTGGAGTATTCGGTACAGCACAGAAAAATTGAGACCTATATGTAAATGTCGCAGCTCCAATAAAATTCCTTACAAGAGTTATATCATCAATTATAGCTGCATTGGTAGCATTATTCCTGTTTTTCCATGAATCAGCATCATTGTCGTTAGCAGCCATTTGATAATTGTCAGCTACAAATTGGCTACCTCCAGATTCATCTCCAAATCCAAAGATTACTACATTATCTGCGTTTTCAAATATTTCTCCAGGTCCTGTTCCTTGACCAAACCCTTTGTTACCAAGCATTCCTATTTGTCTTTCTTCACCACTCATCCCCCAATATATATGAGAATCATACTCATCACTACCGTTAGTAGCTCTGTCTGTATTTCCATTTGCTTCAGTTCCTCCTGTTGCATAGAAATCTTGAAGTAAGTTTCTTAAATTAGTTGTATTCAAATAATCTGCAGATTTCTGAGCGGATGTTCGTGTATATTTACAAACTGAATTTCCTCCATCACCTGAAGTTGTGACAACAGTTGCTCCATTAGCATCAACTAAAGTAACGTCTAGTTTATAGCCAAGGTAAGTTATTGTTCCTACGAATGTATTAGCAGGAATACCAGTTCCTTCAACAAGCATCCCAGGTTCAACAAGCATTGATGCTTGAGCTGTTAGTCCGTTGGAATTAGTTACATAACCTGTTTGTATGAATATTGAACTTGACATTTCTATTATACTATCCCCAGTATTCCATCCTTTATTCATATCTACATAAATTTCAGGAACACTTGTCATTTTAGCCATTTCTATAATTGAGGCATTAAAAGAACCACTAGTATCTTGCCAAAAAGTAAAGTAAGTATCTCCTGTTACTGTTAATCCTGATATTGTAAAATCTTGAGTTGCTGACAATCCATCATTATCTGTTACTGTCATCACTACATCAATATTTCCTCCAGGATATGGTCCTGTTAGCGTTCCTGTGCAATCGCCATTGTCTGTAAAAGTTAACCAACTAGCTCCTGCAGCAGGGAATATCTCTACCCCATCTACTGTAATAACATAATCTAAATCTGCACATGGCGTATTGTCATCACTTGTTGTCCAGTTATATGTCCAAGTGTCGTTTGGTTGCAAATTAGGATATGTGCCTGCAGATACAGGGTCTGTGGATGTCCATATTGGGGGGTTAGGAGTAATTGGTACTAACTCTATCTCACCTGTTAATGTCTGAGTTTCAGTTCCATCTACTGTAAATATTCCTCCTGGATTAATCGCAGTAAAAGGAGCGGATGCTTTAAACTGATATCCTGTATTAGCTAGTCCGTTTGTTATAAACTGATAGCTAACTCCTGGTTGTCCTTGTTTAATGTCATTTAACTCATTACCTGCCAACGTATAGTTTGGTGCGCCTGGAGTATTATCTATAATGTTATTATTAAAAGGATTTAATGTTACTGTTACAGGAGCTATAGGTGCTATAGAGTTTGTTTTTTCAAAATAGAATGATAGCTCCATGTCTCCATCTGTTGGAGATATTCCTGAGTTTAGACTGCCTTCACATATTACACCAATATTTTGAAATGCGTTTAAAACAATATTTAAATCAGAAACATCAACCTCCCCTCTTGGATATGATTTATCATAAAGGTCAGATATAACAAATAAATTTTCTTTTTTAGAATAGTTAGCAAAATTAGAAATAGCATTATTAGCAACTTCACCTATAGATACAGTCATTGTATCTCCTGGAGGAATAGCCATAACTCGGTCCGAAACCCAAGCCCATGTAACTAATTTTAATTTTAGAGTTACAGGAACTCTCCATAAAGGAACTTGTGTGCTAGGTGTAACAGCAGATGTCCATTGTAAAAAATCTTTTGAAACTTCAGGACCAACTCCACCACCTGTATTACTTCCTATTGCTTTAAACATCCCATTTACAATAAATGTTTCTGATGAAGCAGGAGGAGTAACAATATTTAATATATAATCAGCAAGACCAGCTATGGTAAACGTTTTAGTTTGTAACTCAATC